ATATATTATTATACCATGTGTAACTCTATTTGTCAAGCCTACTACAGTAACTATTTAATCTGTGCACAACGGATAATCACTCTTTAGGATTTCATGATCTTCTTTACACAAGTTAATAAACTCATCCCCTGTTAGACTAGTGCTAAACCACTCACCCTCAAGTCTATTACCCTTGAATTTAAGATGCAGTCTCCTTTCCATATGAAAGGTATATTCATTGGATTGGTATGCAGCTAAACATGCCAGTTTAACAGGAGAGGCAGTCTGTAGTCCAGCAAGACGCCTTTGCGGGTCGTTCGTTATACCAATCTTCTGATGAGTTCCATTTGAGATAAGATAGATGTGGTTAGGAGGTGCAGGTTTAGGTCTAGCCTTCTTTGGTTTTACTTTCTTGATTTTAGGCTTACATTCTGGTTTTGTTGGTGTTGTACGCTTACTAGAATCCTTTGGTGCTCTCTTTGGTTCAGTGCAAACATAAAACACTTCTTCGTCAAATAACAAGCCTTTATTAAAACTCAAAGTTTACACAGGAGTCGATATCTTCAAGGAAAGCGAAGTCTTCGCTAGAGTACCTACTCACAGGGAAGTACGTGAAACTATACTTTGTCTCATGGCTTTGTAGCGCCCATTTAAGATACTGTAATTCTCTGTCTATTACCATAATCTCCCTTAATCAATATAAAACACCTTATTATCATCCGTAAGTTCTACCTGATTACAGTAATTGCTTTACCAAATAATACATCAAAAATGTTCATAAGTACCCTTTCATAATCAATTCATTCTCAAACCTAGCTAGAATCCTCTTCTTATCCGAGTTACCTTCGCAGTAAGGGTACTCCAAGGCTTTCTCTAAAGCATCAAACATTTCCATAAGATACAAGAACTTCTTATGAGTGCTTGGATTGTTGCTGTAATCCAAAGGAACAATTGTCATGGGTTAATACTCACAGCTTGGATTGTCTTACGTTCATTAGCATTCATACCTTCTATAAAACTCCTTATTGAAATGCTTTCAAATAATACAGTTGGTTCATAGTAGTTACTGTAATCCGAGTCATATGCATAGCAATCTACGTCACCGTGTAATTCCTGTAGTTTATTTAATTCAGCAACAAGTTCAGATATTTTCATCAAATCACTCCAATCTTCTTCAACTCAGCATTAGTGCTTTCCCAGTTACTATGCAAGATACCACAACCTCCTACAGCAATCCATTCATCAATATTCCTCTGGCTATCATCAATTAGAATATCCCGATTAGACTGACAAAAGAATTTCTTATTTCTCCAATTGTTTACACAATTAACTTGAACGAGATCATCAATATAATCATGAACCCAAGTAACCTTATCGACTTGTGCTGTAGTTAACTTACCTGTAATCAAAGGTAGTGCAGTGAGAATCTGTACACCAGAATACCTTTGTGAGTCCAATATATTTCCCACTGATTCCTCTGCACCTTTCATAACATCAAGTTCCATAAACAGGTTATCAATATTCTCCAATACCCTCCAAGTAACCTTATCGTTATAAGGATAACCTGTTTGTTCTATACAGAATTTATTGAAGTCCGATAGGACACCATCACAATCGATGTAGATCATTCTTCCTCCCTAAACGAATTCAAGGGTGTCAGCCCTCAACAGAGTAAAATAACCATACCCTTCAGGTTCAGCATTATAGCACGCCCCAGTATCAATGCAATAATAATTCCATTGTTCAAATGCTTTAGGGGCGGGTGTATGACCACCTACAACAGCTAGAACACCCTTGATATTTCCTTTAAGTTCATTCTCATCATAGGCTATTAACCTTTCCAAAGTGCATAAATTTCTTACTGAGCTAAGACCCCTACGATATTCATCATCCTTGATATCTTTGATAAATCTCTTCCAGTTGTACTCTCCTTGAATCTTTACTGGTTGACTATGAACAATACCAATTGTACCGTTATTTGTTTTGAGTTGAATAACCCAAGGGAGTTTATCTAGTTTCTCTGCAATCCAGTCTTGATCTAATTCAGGTAGCTCCAAGAACCATTGTCCTCCATTTCGGATATAGGAATACTGAGATATTTCTCCCTTTGAGTAGTCAATGGCAAATTGTTCATGATTACCCCGTACAGAATAGAACCAAGGTTCATCTAACAAATCAATGCACTTTAGGCTATCTAGTCCTCTATCAACTAAGTCTCCAACTGCAAACAAACGATCCTTTGTAAAATCAAAGTTTATACTTTCGATTTTCTTAATTAACTTGGTATAGCAGCCGTGAATATCTCCTACAACATAGTCAACACCCTTCTTGTTGATTGGTACGTTTACTACTGGTTTTCCGGTAAGTTTCATTGTTTGTAACCTTCAAATTGTGCTTTCAACCTTAAATACTCATTGTATTGATTAACCTGATAATCTGTAGGAAGAATGTAACTACAAACACTCTCAAAATATTCCTGATCTGTTTGCTTACGATAGTAATAAAGTTCAATCTGAGAACCTGTAAATCCATCAAAGTCTTCGTACGAAGAGCCTTGTATTAATACATTTTCATAGTCAGCAGGATCGATTCCTTTAATGATTTCAGAAAGACAAACAGAACGACTTGTTGTGTCGCAAGTATCTATGCCAACCTCTACGGTTTCTCGTTCAATCCGGTAACCGTATTTTGAGCCCTTGTGAATGTATCTAAGGCAATCTACGAGCATCTTGCGAAGTTGTTTATCTTTGTGCATGTTATCCCTTTGAGTTAACAAACTCTTGAAGTTCTTCAATCAGTTTCCTAGCCTCTTCCTTAGCTGTTTCAACCTCTTGTGCAGGTGATACTACTGCACGAATACTTTCGATTTCATCACCACGAGCATAATCAGAAGAAAGCACCCATTCAAGATCATGTAAGGCTTTGGCGACCTTCCTAAGATGCACAGCAAAAGCCTTGTGTAAATTAGTTTCCGCTCTCATAGCGACCTCGTTTGCTGTATCTTCTACCCTGCTATAAGCATAATTTAAACTTCCACCTGACATTTTATTATCCTTTAAATAAACTAAAAGCCACATATACTCTTCTTCCAAAAGAAAGAAGCCTACAGGATTTCTCCAATAGGCTCCATACTACATCAAGTTTGATACAACGTCAAGTTATTTGTTACTACAGCAAGAATCATTGCAGTATTTTACTGACTCTTCCTCTTCAGATTCATCTTCGTAGTGCGGATAACCTTCGCAGTCATCTCGCTCGCAGGATTCACAAGGGTCTTCTTTAGAGTTGTACTCTTGTTGGAGCATTTCATACCTGCGTTGAATTCGTTCAACAAGTTCGTCTGCGTCAAACCACCAATCTTTACCATCGAGCATTTGCTGAATTTCCTCATCCGTAAGGAAATACTTATAACTATCTTCAATGAAATTACGAAGGTATTTGCGGTTGAAATTGTAACTACTATCAAAGTCAGGAGCTTTACCACCATCAAAGTTTGACCATACATGGCACAAACTATGTGCATACTTGCCGATTGCTGCACCGTCGCAGTGCATTAGGATAAGGCTTGCAGCGGAATGGCACTTACCTTCAACGATACCAACAACGGTAGCATCTGTATTTTCAATTGCAGAGATAAGTGCCATAGCTCCGTCAGCAGTACCTCCAATACTATTGATTACAATTTCTACTTGGTCATCTTCTGTAAGGTTGTTCATGCGTTCGATGATATCTGAGTAGTAATTTACATCCTTAATTTCTTCATCTAAACGAATAACAAGTTTTGTACTTGTATTCTGGTACTCCATGTAACCTAGAGTTTCCTTCTGTTGAAGAATCTCAGAGATATTTGGTTGGTTTACCTTCGAGAATTTCTTTGGGTTTGCTTCACCGATTAGTTTGTATGTCATTCTTGATCTTCTAATTCCTGTTCCTGAATATATTCCAAAGGATTAAACCCTGAAATACTTGTACCTAGTATGCTGACCAACCATTCAATCTTCTCTTGATCTTCAGATACTACAGAAATATCATTATCTTCAAGAGTACCATAGACTTCAGAATGCTTACCTAGAACTTCTCCAAAGTAAAGTTCTTTACCGATTGCAGATTGTAGTTCTTTATCTTCTGCAACGAATAGACCATCAAGATTACCTTGACGACCACAGTCCCAATAGAATTGATATAGTTTAATCATTTATTCCCCTTTCAATTTACATTCGAAATATTCAATTGCTTTCAAAGAACAGTAATTAGTACAGAATGATAAAGCAGTGAAGATTAAACCCAATGATAATATGCCCTGCACTGTAATAACGAGACCAAATAAAGGGTAGATTATAAAGTATCCTAGAGTAGAACCTACGCTGTATCCGGTTAGTGTAATAATTATGCTCTTTGTTAGTGCTGTCACTTTGCTTTCCCGTTATATTCTGAGTACCCTGCACCTTGATTATTTAACCTCATAATCATTAAATCCCTATACTCACATGCTAAGAAGAATGCCAGTTCTTCACCATACTTATTAACATTGAAGTGCTTACTCTGAAGTTTCTGTGTAATGTGAGATTTAGTGGATGCTACATAATACTTAGTCCCATTGTGACCATCAATCCAAACATGAACACCATTAACTCCTGTTTTATTCCTAGAATTCTTACTCTTATTCCTAGACTGCAATGTTTGTGTAATCCACTGACAGTTTTCTTTATAATAATTTCCGTTTGGGTCAATTCTATCAAGAGTTAAGTCTTCATTGTAAGTTTCTTTCATATCTTCATAGAAATTTTCAAACGTCTTCCATGACTCTTGATATTTAATACCTCTACCTCCATATCTGTAATAAAACTTATTGTCTGGATTGTCACACCGAGTTTTCATATCAGCCCAAATCTGATACACCCTAGTATCGTGTAACCCATGTGTCTTTGCCTTAGTTGTACAACCACAAGACTTTGTATTCCCTGTTGTTAGAGAGCCAGTAGGTAAATACATCTTCTTTCCACATGAGCAATTACACTCCCAATATCGGAAAGATGTACCTTTACTGTTCCTACGGTTTTCATGGAAACGAACTACAGTTATTTGACCAAACACCTCTCCTTCAAGATTAACTTTTGCTGGCATATTAATTCAAATAATCACTGTAAGCACGAACTACTGTTTTCACAATTTCACTTCGTTGAATTTCATCAATCTCAAACTTGTGGAAAGCAATATCAGGATAACGTGGCTCCATATTTTCATCAAAGAACCGCACAAGAGCATCTTTAAGTCCATTACGTTTAGTTGATTCTGATCCATACAGTTGACTCGAACAACCAGCAACAACCACCTTAGAATCTACACCTGTACGTTCCAGTAGGAGTTTCATAATCATTGGTTGCAGGGCTTGTCCTTCATCAATTAAAATCAGTGAATTATCTAGTGTTTCACCTAGCACAAAGTTAGGAATCTTGAAGTGAATACGATGACCTAGATCAGTTTCAACTTTACCTTTGGTTAGCATCTGCTCAAGAATCTTCTTGGTACTTGCAAAGTGAATAGCTACTTTCTCTTCAAGGGAATTAGGAAGGAAACCCACCTTGTCCATCCCACCAGCTTCCATCGGGGTACGAATTACAATAATTTTCTTGCTTGTATCTCGGATATACTCCCTTGCAAAGTAGTGCATTACGGCAGAGGACTTGCCCGTACCGGCGACACTATCTACAAACGTGAGAGTATTTTCGCTAATTTTATTAACCAGTACCTTTTGTGAGTCAGTCAGTTTGAAATTATGATAACCATAACTTTCATTCCAATTGTTTGCTTTCCGAGTAACAACCATTTCATTGCTCTCAGATTCTTTCTTGCTTCGAGTCTTCTTGCGGGGGACTGTCAAGTATATTCTCCTCTATTACTTCAGCGTTGCATTATAAAGATCACAAATCAACTCAGCATTATTCAGCCAATTCTGAAACTCTTCTTCATCAAAAGGTTGAACAACTCCCGGATACTTAGCAACAATATAGTAAGTTTCATCTCTACCAGATTTGATACTGAAACCACTCTTACTTACTCGCCATTTGAATTCGTCCATTTGGTATTTCCTTTCTTATTGTTTAGGAGGATCAACACGCATCCAGTGAGTTGCATTTTCAACTAACTCCATTACCTGCCCATTACAATCATAATCAGCTTCATATACAATACCCTGAGATTTCTTGTAAGTTACAGGGTCTTTATATGTTGTAACTCCAATCATGCAGTCAGCGATTCTATAGCCCCTTGCAGTCCATACATCAAAGGGTTCATAGTCCTTTGGGAGAGTTTCAATTGGTTGCCATTCCATGTTTATCCTTTCTTATTATACAGACCTTCAGAAATGCTCTACAATCAATCATATCTTACTTAGGTATAGGAAGGTATGCCTAGAGGTATTATAACACGACTGAGAGCGATTCTGAAAGGATTAAACGCACCCTAGTTATCTGATCCAAGTGTATCATAAGCACCTCTCCATCTCCACAGCACTTGTTCAGCTAAGTCAACTGATTGCTCAAGACCTACCTCAAAAGTATAATGTCCTCCATCTCTGTGAATTATTGCAAGTAGATTCAATAGTTTTGAGTTTACATTCCCCAGACTATTTCGTAGTTCCTCATAAGTTGGGCAACGACTATATTTGTTGCAAGCATCACCGTTAGGAGTCATGTATCTAATTGATCTACCGCAACCACATAGGTTATATTCATGATTCATCCAAGAACTCCTTATGTTCTACCTGTTCTTTTACTTGCTCAATAAACTTGCCCCACCGCTTATACCGATGGCCGTCGCGTTGAGCAATAATATTACGAATAACTTCATAATTCATCGTAACCATGCGCCGCTGTAGATAACCTTCAGGTAGATTTTCCTTTAGTAAAGTAATATCAGATTTCAAATCTTCCCATTGTTCAATGAAGCAATCCATTGTTTTCTGTGTAGTACCTTCTTCAAAATCAGAATAGGTTGGTTTACGCTTGGCGAGGGTGTGCATGGTGGATTCGCTGTTAGCTACTGTACCAACCTTATAGGTATCAAACTCACTCCAGAAAGAACGAGGTGCTTCAATAATCATCCAGAGCATAACTTGCCGAAGGAACTTAGCATGAGAAGGGCCAAGAGGTACAAGTTTTACTGAACGAGAGATTGCTTTCTCTTTCTGACCAATCCACCATTCTTCGGGGTCTATGGCACGATCCTTATAAGAGAATGCCATACCCATCAGCGCTTCTTCATACCCATCTTCTTTAAGAATCTTTACTTGCATCTTACTTAGCACCCTTTGGCTTACGCCCTGTTGTCTTTTTCTCCTGATTACTCACAACATCAGCAATTGTAACTTCCTTAACGGGAGCATACTCTACTTTAGTTTCTTCAAGCAACGATTTGAGAACTTCAACATCCGATTCTGTAGCAGGAATAGATTCAATTGTAGCATCTTCAACTACAAATTTATCTTCCTTCACAAGAGTACATGTGTATAAGGAGATGTATGCTTGAGGAAAGTTTTTGTTATCATCAGATAGTACAAACCCTTTCTGTACGGCTTTCTGTACCTCTAGGAGGAAATCAAACAGATTGTAAGCTGTGATGTTGTATGTGTTATTTTCTTGCATGTATTACTCCTTTTAGTTTAACTACTCAACAGACTATATCTTACCATGAAGAATTGGATAAGTCAAGTTAAATTCCAACAAATAATACGCCACCAACTTGCTCTGCAAGGCGTGAAATCTTTGATACTGACAAGCCTTCTTGTAGGTGCATATTGGCCCACTCCAAGGCTTCCTCTTTACTCCTTGCAACAAAATACACAGGTTTTGGTTCTTTCCTACTCCAAACATTCGTTCGCTTAGTTGAAATCCTATACAGGTACATTTGTTTCTCCTTAGTTCTTAAACTTCTCTACAATATGACCAGTACCATTACAGCACTCACATTCCTGTACTCGCTTATTCAAAGTAGTAGTCAAACCATCAAGATATTCATCCAGTTTATCCGACAAATCCTGTAGGTTATCTCCCTTCAACTCAGGAATACAAGTATAACCTTCATAACCCCCTGTCCCTTTGTATCCACTCCAAGTCATTTCAAATACTTCAACAAGTTTCTCATTCTTGGTGACATTCTTACTTTTTAGTTTCTTACCTGAGTAATAACTTTCAGTTGCAAGGAAAGGTTTAGTATGAATTCGTTTCTTTACAGTAAAACAGAAATCATAATCTGAAGTAATTGAATTCTCCTTCATATCAAGGTTCTCTTTGAGGTGCTGACGAACAATTGAGTACATTTGCTTAGAAGATAATTTGCAAGGTGCCTGAGTCAAAGCAAATTCAGGTGTAATAATTCTGATTAGATCATCATAGATTACAACAGAAGATAGTTCTTGTTCAGGGGATAGACCTGTGTATTGATGCTGACCAAGACTCTTAACCCTTCGCCCCTTGATATTGTTTGGTTCTTCAATAATGAACTCCCCAAGATTTACAACTTCAAAAGGCACATCTACAATTTGATCTTCTTCCTGTAGGTAGACAGGTTCATATAGGGCTTCATATCCTTCTACACATTTCAGTCGATTCTCTTCTGCGTATTCATCCCAATATTGTATAGCAGTCAGAGGAAGTTTCTCACAAGCTAACTCTTCATCCTTGAGTTTATAGTGCGTAAGATTACGAGAACCTTTGACAAGTTTCTTTACTGAAGATAGAGAATTCTCAAGTCGGACGTAACCGTTGAGAACAACATGTTTCAGAGGTTCAATACCATTTAGGATATGAGCGTTTGCATATTGATACTGCATACTACACTTGACAAAGTAACCAACATTGGTTTTATACTGTTGGAATTGGATAACAGCTTGAGTAGATTGCATCTTTTGAGACCTCCTTTAGTTAGTTCAGGCATCTTACCAATGATCCTCCTGCAAGTCAACCACCTGTCCAAAGTATCTCTACAAATTTCTGACATAGAGATAGTAGAATTATTTTATGGATATCTATTGATCTTTAGATAAATTATTTCTTATCGAAAGGCTTGACTTTGAGGATTATTGTGTTATACTTGAGTCTAACCTGTGAAAACTTCTTCGCTAGGCTGGTCTGGAGAGACTCAGTACAATGTTCAGAACATCAAGACTGAACTGCTATCAGAGATGAGAATAAAGAAGCCGTGTGTGCCAATTCACTGAACAGTACGTGTGACGAGTATTACAGCAAGTAATTGCCTCTGTACCGATAGGAACAGTTTAGTAATATTCTCTGGAACGTCAAGGGGTGTTAAAGTAGCAAGCAGAGAAATCTCCCTACCTTAATGCTAATCCAGATTCGGGAACCTCAAGAGGATGTTCTTCTTAGGATTTCAGAAGCATTTACCGCCCTAGCCTACCATACTTATGTATTGGTGGGTAAGGGCGAACTTTGCTCTGAATTTCCTAAGAGGATATTATATTAAGTATACTATAAGTATACAGTTAGTTTAAGATAAAGGAGAGTACAGTAGTGGACAATCAGTTTATAGCATCAAATGATTTCTTAAAGACATACGAATGGAGAAAGGCTAGACAGCAAGTTCTAGATAAGTATGACTCTCGTTGTATGTGTTGTGGAACTAAACCAACAGAAGATAAGTACCTTTGTGTAGATCATATTAAACCAAGAAAGACTCATCCTGAACTTGCTCTAGACGTAGCTAACTTACAGATTCTTTGTAACGAATGTAATCACGGTAAGGGTAATTGGAGTATCAAGGATTATAGAGGTAATGGTACTTTCATCATTACAGAACAATGGCTAAATGACAACTGCACAACCAAGGGCGGTTATACCAAGGAACAGTTCAAATCAATTGAAGCCAGTAATAAGACAGGTTGGAAGAAACGTCTAGCAGGAACAAAGATAACTGAAGACCAGAGAGTTGCATTTGAAGAGGCTAAATTTATCACTTCAGCAGCAAAGATAAAACTTGCTTCAACTAAAGATGATAAATTTGTTAAGAAAAGCATTGCAAATGCAAACAACCTGAATGAGTGGCAAGTAGAGATAGCCTTGCTTAGAGCCGAGGTAGAAGCTATGAAAGTTGAGATGAAGAGACTTACTAGGGTTGTTAGAACAAAGATTAATAAGGCAACTACTTGACTTCTACTACCCTTCTGTTAAGATGCTATCTTTGATTTAACAAAGGAGAAATAATTGGATTATAAAGATAGTAATATTTGGCTTATGCAGGGTGATTGCCTGCTTCGTATGAAAGAATTAGAAGATAATTCTGTAGATAGTGTGGTTACTGACGCACCCTATGGAATTAGTTTCATGAACAAAGCATGGGACCATCAAGTACCTTCTGTAGAAATCTGGAAGGAATGCTTGCGAGTAATTAAACCGGGAGGTTATCTACTATCCTTTGCAGGCACTAGAACTCAGCATAGAATGGCTTGTAATATTGAAGATGCTGGATTTGAGATTAGGGATATGATTGCTTGGGTATATGCTCAAGGGATGCCTAAGCATAAGTCCAGTCTAAAGCCTGCACTAGAGCCTATTACTCTAGCTAGGAAACCTGCTAAGAAGGCTACCTTATTGAATATTGATGAGTGCAGAGTTCCACATATTACAGTTGGAGATGGTACAAATCTAGCACTGAATTCTCATCTTCGTAAAAGCATCAATGGAGGTAATGGTGGGAATATTATTTCACACGAAGAGAACCGTAGAGTAGTTATTCCAAATCAACAGGGACGTTACCCTTCCAATCTCATTCACGATGGCTCTGAGGAAGTTGTAGAATTATTCCCTGATAGTCTAGGGGCAGGAGGTTCATTACCTCAAGTAAAGATTACAGGCTACGGTGATAAGAATGTAGGTACAGGTAAATCAGAATACTTTGGTGGGGAACGTATTCCATTTGATTCAGGATCAGGTTCTGCTGCAAGATTCTTCTATGCAGCTAAGAGTAACAAGAAAGATCGTGGAGAAGGTAATAGTCACCCAACCGTAAAACCTACAGAATTAATGAGATACCTTGTAAGGTTGATTACCCCTGTAGAGGGTATTGTGCTTGACCCATTTATGGGATCAGGTAGTACAGGAAAAGCAGCCATGCTTGAAGATCGTAAGTTCATCGGTTGTGAAATGGATGAAGGTTATTTTGAGATTGCTAAGAATAGAATCTTGAATGCTACTGTAAATAAATCTCTTGATACTCTTGACAAACAACAAAACTCATGATATACTTAATCTTGTAGCAAATAAATTGTAAGCACATCAAAGTAATCTCTTGTATTAAGCGCAAGACAACTGCTTTGGTAATACCTCTTATAATTTATCAATACTATATCTAAACCTTCCTGCATCGAACTACTGCTCTGTTTACCTCCTTTTAATATTCAGTAGTTTCTTAGTAGGACACGGATCAGTTACCGTGACTAATTCTTATGTTAGTGCACAAACTAGCCGAAATGACTCCTCGATATAGTTGTCTGGCACCTTGGAATTAGACAAGGACTAAGAACTTATAGTAACTGTGACGAATCGAGAGAACGCTGAGTAATATTGGCTTGATAGTTACTATAACTTGTTGGTGTAGTTCAGTTGGTAGAACTGATAGTAGTCTCTGTGCTTTATGGAGGAAATGCCATAACTCCCTACGTCAAGTCGCTTGTTCGAGTCAGGCCACCAACAAAGTAACTCGAAGTCAAAGTGAGTATAAATAAACATTGACGTGATTTAGAGCTAGTACCACGTAAGGGTACTTCTGAATTTAGTAACCAGAACTAAGAAGTAAATCTACTATGGTGAGATGGACCTTATGTTTGTTACCCATTCGATAGTAGGTTTAACTTGTTGGTAACAGCCGTATTCCAAACGGCTCTAGTATGTCGGTAGCTTTCACTAGAAACATTAAGTCGAAAGGAAGCAAGTGGAGATGGGAACCACACCAACACAATATAATAACAATAATAGGACTATTCAACTTTTATGTCAGAACACGTAAATTATCATACCAAGAAGCATTGCAAATCCTGCAAGGCTATCTTCCAGTCAAGTATTCTTGATGATACTATCTATTGCGATAATTGCAGAGAAGATGAAGATGCTTCTGACGTGTATTCGTCAGAGAAGGATTGGGATGATATTGTGAATACAAGTTGTAGGACTAATCCTGTGTTTTATGATTGAAATTATGATGAAAATGATATGATTAAAATTAAGATAGCTATAATGACTCCTTATGCACTATTGATATTTGCGTTACACTACGTGTGGGAGTTCTTTCACTTTAAGTTATCTTCTATAATACTGCGAGTACTTAGAAATGAGCGTAAAAGATTACTGGATTGGAGTGTTTCAATTCACAAAGAATCTCCTTAGGATCGTATTGACATTACGTTAAAAGGCGTCTAGCGCGAATGCACTGTACAGCTAGGATTGTACCCAGTATAAAGTAAGCTGGAAGATTTCGCTACTTTAGCTCAGTTGGTAGAGCACCCGCCTTGTAAGCGGGAGGTCATCTGTTCAAGGCAGATAAGTAGCTCCAAGATTATTATAAGAATAAATAGGAGATATTTTGGCTAATCCAGAATGGCAGAAGAATATGAGTAGTCCTAATCCTGCGGGAAGACCGAAGGTGTTGGATAAGGATAAGAAGACTAATCGGGAACTTCGTAACGAATCCCTGCTACATCTTTGTAGAAAACTAAAGCCACATATCAGCAAGGCAGTTATGGCAGCAGCAGGGCTTCTCTCTGATGAAAAAGCTAGCGAATCAGGCAAACTCCGCGCCGCCGCCCTATTGATAACAACATATCAAGGGCTTTTGAAAGATGTATACGATTTGAAATACGCGGACGAAGAGGGTGAGGAAATCCAACAGAATAACGCACCAGTGTATTCACTTCGTGTAATCGAAAATACAGAAGAATAAAGTTTACAAGCATGGCTAGGGTAGCTCCCGAAAAGATGATTCATCACCATCCTGCCAATGCTTTCTTATTGTGATGATTCTTTGATGGAGAATAATATGCAAGAAATTTGGAAAGATATTAAAGACTTTGAATGTCATTATCAGGTTAGCAATCTTGGGAGAGTTAAATCACTGGCAAGAATGCGATTAAGTAAAGGTGGTAGTCTTTCACCGCTTAAAGAGAAAATTCTGAAACAGAGAACTAATAAGTCAGGTTACAAATGTGTCCATCTTCGTTGCTTAGATCATGAGGTATGGCCTTCAGTACACAGATTGGTAGCAGAAGCATTCATTAAAAATCTGGATAATAAACCAACTGTAAATCACATTGACGCAAACAAAGAGAACAACCGTACCGATAACCTTGAATGGAGTACGCATTCAGAACAAATGGTGCATGCTGTTGTCAACGATCTTCTTGAAGTACGTGGTTCTCCTAAGTATTCAAAGGCATTTAAGAAAGAAATCTTTGATTACTACAGTAACAATGAGATTAGCATTTGTAATCTTTCCAAATTATTTGGTATTAGTGAAAGAACAGCAGGACGAATTGTAAATAATGGTATTAAGCCAAGAACTACTACACGCGTTCTTAAATCTGGTGAAACTATTGTAGAAAGTATTTTGACAAAAGAACAAGTAGCCGAAATTAAAAGACTTCGTGCAGAAGGGTGGACATTTAAAATGCTTGGTGAAAAGTTTTGCCGTGGTCTTTCGCAAATGCACAGAGTTGTTAATAACCTAACAAGAACAACAGATATTGAGTAAGGAGTGAATTTGTCCGATAACCTTGTTTTTTCACCAGCATCTGAGCCTCAGAGCCAGTTTTTACTTTCAGATGCTTTCTTTACTGTCTACGGTGGTGAACATTGCGCCTCCGTCTAAAACCTTGTTAATTCGGTGAAACCCTAACGTAAAGTCGAGGGCAATACCGAGCCAAGCGAAACCGTTGTCTGGTTTTGGCGTGTGTGGAGGTCAGGCGTAAGCCGTAGGTTGCAAGCGCAATCGAAACACAAGGATAGCTACAAGCTATAAGATATGACCCGATACCCGAGGAGACTTGGGGGTGTTTTAGCGAAACACATAACAAAACGGCTGCTTTCGCCGGCAAATCATTCTGTTTGCTAGGCTCCATGCTCCCTATTATACAATACCCCGGTACTAGAGCAGTTATTATTCGTAAAACAACGAAGATGCTTACTGGTTCTGGTGGTTTGTTTGATGCTGCTATCAATCTTTACTCTAAAGTTGATCCAAAGATTAAAATCAGAAGTAGAGACTTGATTATAACATTCTCTTCTGGTGCAGAACTCCAGTTCACTTATTTGGACAAACCAGCAGATAGAATGAATATTCAAGGCCGAGAGTATAGCCGCATAGCGTTCGACGAATGCCAACAGCTAGATGGCGATAATGTATTCTATGCACTTAGTCGCCTACGCTCTACCAGAGTAAGTTACCCCCTACAAGCACACGCTACTTGTAACCCAGACCCCGACAGCTTCCTGATGAGGTTTGTTGAGCATAGCCTAGATGATTATCTAGTCCCAATCCGTAAAGATGTCTATGAGAATAGATACTTTGTTCGGGATGACCAAGGGCTACAGTTCTACAGTGACTTAGAAGAAGCAAGAAAGATTTATGGTAGTAGCAATACCTCGCCAATTAAATCTTACAAATTCATACCGGGTTCAATTTTCGATAACCCAGTGGGTTTAGCGCAGAATAGTGGCTACATTGCAACATTGAAGGCACTGCCCCCTGTTGAGTCTAGAAGACTTCTACATGGCGCATGGGTACGGGAGCAAAAATCAGGTTACTTTAAGCGTGACTGGATTTCATTTGAACCTTATCCAAACCTCGTAGCTAAACGCAGGACTAGGTGTTGGGACCTTGCATTCAGTGAGCAATCAGAGGCAAGGCCACGTGTTGATGCTACTGCTGGTGTACTTATGAGTAAGGATGATCGCAGCACTTATACTATAGAAGATTGTATTGTACTTCGCAAGAGAGTACATGAAGTGGAAAAGACCATCTTTGAAACTGCTGAACGAGATGGTAGAGGTTGTGTTATTGGCCTACCTAAAGACCCCGGCGCTACTGCTGGGGCCTACTGTCAAGACTTGGCAAGACGGTTGAGCGAAAGAGGTTTCATTGTAAAACTTATCAGGCCGGAAAAGGGCAAGCTGCAACGATTCTTACCCTTTGCCTCTGCTGCCGAAGCCGGGTGTGTAAAGGTTGTAAGATCAGATTGGACTGATGATTACCTAAATGAGTTGGAGCAAACTGAGTTCAGTAATAAAACTCATGATGATAGGGCAGATGCAACGTCTGACTGTTTCTGGGTACTGAACCGCGAAATGCAACTACCTAGCTTTTATCTACCGGATTTATCCAATGGCAATCAATCTTTTGGATTTCAATCTACTGATTTCAGATCAGGTCTAACAGTAAGTCTATAATCACTCTATAATTGCCTATAATTTATTTATACTCAGTTCCACTGTGGTAGCGTATAACCAAAAGTGTTCCTTATTATCGCCATTTGTTAATAAATGTACAGAATATGGAACATTTAATAATATCAATAATAAACAAGGAGAAGCCTTACGATGGCTCGACAAGCAAAAGTTACAGAACTATCCAAGGCTTCTAATCTTGGGGAGGATGATATTTCTAGGTTCCGTCTAGGAGAAGTGGGCTATGTAGGCTTACCAATCTTTAATGGTGTATCTAATTCAGAGATTAAATCAGAGCTTAACCATCCGAACTGCTTAAAAACATACAAGACGATGAGTTATCACCCAAGCGTGAATGCTCCACTTAGTTTATTCAGTAACATGGTATCTAAGGCAACTTTTCGTTTTGTTCCTCCTAAAGACGCCACAGAGGAGGAAAAGAAAACAACTGAGATTGTCGAATCTATGTTTAAAGATATGGACCAACCTTTTGAGGATTTCCTTGAAGAGGCTATGACATTCACGCAGTACGGATGGTCAGTTGTTGAGAAGGTTTATCGGAAGAGAACTAAATCATCTGGCAGTATGTACGATGATGGACTGATTGGAATTCGCAAACTTGCGTTACGTTCTCAGGAAAGTATTGAAAAGTTCATCTTTGACGATACAGGTAATGAGGTTATTGCAGTCAAACAGAATCTGAGTGGTCTGAGTGATCCTTACAATCAATTTCTAAAGCGCAAGGAACTGATTGTAACCATTCCTCGCAGTAAGTTCATGCTGTTTAACCTAGGCCGGAATCGCAGTAATCCTTACGGGACATCACCGCTGCGAGATGCATATCTTCCTTGGAGGTATCTACAAGCAATTGAAGAGTTGGAGGCAACATCTGTTGTCAAGGATATCAACGGGCTTCCAGTTCTTCGCATTCCAGCACAGTATATGGCCGCCGACGCGAGTCAAGACCAGAAACTTATCTACGAAAATTTTAAGAATATAATGCGTAACCTCCAGCAAGGGGCGCAGTCTAGTATGATTCTCCCCAGCACGATGGATTCGGAGAGCCGTTCTGCATTATTTCAAATTGAATTACTATCTCAAGACGGTAAAAAGAATTTTAGTCTGACAGATATTAAAAATTACTATAGCACACAAATTTACACTGCTCTTGGTGCTGACATCCTAATCCTTGGTAATACTCAGTCCTCGTCATTCTCATTGGGTACTCTAAAGAATACTCAAGCATCTAACGTAGCTGAAGGCTTCTTGAAGCGTATTGTCCAAGTAATCAATGAAGACCTGATAAAACAGATTTATTCCTTGAATAATTGGCCACTTGATCGTCGATGTAAGATGGATTATGAAGGTTTTGAGGGTGAATCATTAGATGAAATTGGTAAGTTCCTACAACGTGCATTAAGCGTTGGTGGTTTGAATAAGGACTTGGATGTTATCAATTTCTCACGTAATGCTATTGGTATTGACCCACTTCCAGAAGGTACTGACATTAGTGAAATTGTCACAGAAAATACCTCAAGGTCTGGAGATGGGATGTCAACGCCTTTTGAGGGCACCCGGACTTCAAATGGGTCTGGTGAAAATTCAAGTGACAATAATTCCGATAACGCAAGTTAACTGAACCTGTACTTGATTATTGTGTATAAGAGTTTTTACAAGAGATGGCTAGGGTAGCTCCCGAAAAGAAGTATCCCTCACTTCCTGCCAGTTTCTTTATTATAAGAGGGGATACTGTGAGGGCGGAGTATGGATCATTCAGATGATGACAAAAGATTTTGTGTTTATGTGCATAGGGATTGGTCTGGTGAAATTGTATATGTTGGAAGTGGAAATAGCAAGAGACCATTTGCTCTTGTAAATAGAAGTAAAGATCATAGGGATGTTTGGCATTCATTGACTAAAGAGATTGTTGAAGACGGGCTATCTAAATCTGATAGCTTACTAAAAGAACAAGAACTTCTTGACTTTATCGGTAAATTGATGAGATTCTTAACGAGAAATACACCACTTCTAGGAACACCAGCGGCTTTAGTGGAGTGTCGTGGAATCAACAGTTGTCTAAATGGTATGCAATATGGGCTGAGAACAAGAAACAGAAGTCTAAATGTTTTAATCCTATTAAACTATTTCCAAACCTGCCCTTTAAACACACCATCAATTACCATGAACAATCTCACCCCAACCCCGCCAAGCCACAAGAAATCTATGCTGATTACTGTAAACTTACTCCAGTCATACCCTACAACCTCGTCATAATTATCC